GCCATGGTTCAAGATCGGCACGGTTGATCCTGACATGGCAGATCACGGCAAGTTCAAGAAGTGGCTCTATGACGTAGAGACCGGCATGAGGGACATCTTCGCCAAGTCGAATCTCTATCAGGTGCTGCCCTCGGTCTATGGGGCGTTGGGTGATTACGGAACGGCGGCCATGTGCGCCCTGGAGGACGATCATTCCACAGTGAGGTTTTATTACTTCCTGACCGGCCAGTTTATGATCGCCGTCAATCAATACAACCGGTGTGACAGCCTTTACAGGCGGTTCCCGATGACCGTCCGTCAGCTGGTCCAGAAGTTTGGAGAGAAGAACATCTCTCCGTCCGTCAAGGCAATGTGGGACGCAAAGCAACTTGAGACTGAAATCGAGGTCTGCCATTGCATCGAGCCGAATGAGGATCGCGATAAGATCAACCTGGCCAATGAGAACAAGCCGATAAGGTCGGTCTATTTCGAGTGGGGATCGTCTTACGATAAGTTCCTTCGGAAGTCAGGATTTGACGAGTTCCCGGTGATGGCTCCCCGATGGGATCTCTGGGACGATTCCTGTTACGGAACCGGATGCCCTGGGATGGATGCCCTGGGCCAGATTAAGGCTTTACAGCTCTATGAGAAGCGAGAAGCTCAGGCGATTGACAAGTGGGTGAATCCTCCCATGATCGGCGATGCCGCCCTGAAGACCAAGCGCGTGTCCCAGCTCCCCGGTGACATTACGTATCTTGATGGCCTCGCTACAATGCAGAAAGCGGGTTTGAGGCCTCTCTACCAAGTCAACCCGAACATAGAACCAGCCTCCAAAAAGATCGAACAGATCGAAGCTATCATAAGACGCTGCTACTTTGAAGACATGATGCAGCAGCTGACTCAGTCTGACAACCCGCAGATGACGGCCCGCGAGGTCGAGGAGAGGCACTCGGAGAAAGTCCTGATCCTCGGTCCCGTCATGGAGAGGATGAACGATGAACTCTTTGACCCCTTGATCCTGAGAACCTATGGGATCATGCTGAGGAAAGGGATCATCCCTCCCCCTCCCCCTGAGTTAGTCGGGAAGTTGAAGATCGAATATGTCTCTATCCTGGCTCAGGCTTCCAAGCTCCTGGGAACGGCCAACATCGAAAAAGTCTCAGAGTTTGTTGCGGGCCTGGCGAATCTAAACCCGGCAGCGTTGGACAAGTTCGATGTCGATGAGGCCATTGACACTTATGCGGAAATGCACGGGATCAACCCTAATATTATCAGGAATGAAGATCAGGTGAAAGCCCTGAGAGACATCCGGCAGAAGCAACAGCAGATGCAGCAGATGGCTCAGATGGCCAAGCCGATGAAGGAAATGGCGCAGGGAGCGAAGGCGCTCGGCGATACACCTAACCTTCCAGACATGCTGAAAGGAATGGGGGCGCAGTGACGGACAACCCTCAGACCATCTTTGAAAGACTCGCGGAATGGGACAAGGAAGACCTTCGATCAATCACCGCGGAGAAATGGGGACGCAGGTTTTATTGGGGGCTGATGAAGCAATGCAATGTCTTCTCTCAGTCCCTGGTCCCTGGGGAACACGATTTAACGGCTTTCAATGAAGGCCGTCGGTCGATAGGAAACGCCCTGCTTAGCAGGTTAATGGAAACAAAACCAGATGCATACATCAAAATGATGAACGAAGCAAAGAAGGAGGACAAGTATGTCAGACAATGCTCAGGACCCGAACCCGAAGTGGAGTAGATTTTTAAGGCCGTTGATGAACCAAAGAGGTGCAGTAGGCGATCCTCCTGATCCGCCCGCCGGTGATCCTCCGGCTCCTCCCGCTGACGATAAGCCTGATCTCTCAACGCTGTTCACAGCAGACGAGATCAAGACGAAGCAGGAATCCGTCGTTACGGCAAAGGCCGAAGAGGATCGAAGAGCCAAGCTGAAGCCTGACGAGATTGCGGCTGAAGACAAGGCCAAGGCCGACGCAGAGGTCGCCGATAAAGTCCCGGAGGAATACGCAGAGTTCAAGATTCCCGATGGGATGAAGCTCGATCAGAACATGTTGAAAGAAGCCCTTCCACTCTTCAAAGAGATGGGGCTGTCTCAGACAAAGGCTCAGCAGCTGGTTGACCTCTACTCTGCCAAGATCGGTCCTGCTTTCGTGAAGGCGCATCTCGACGCATGGAATGTCCAGAAGGAATCCTGGAAGGCCGACTGCAAGGCCGACAAGGAGATCGGCGGCGACAAGTTCGACGGGTCCGTGGCTGACGCGGTAAGGGTTTTAAATACCATTGGGACGCCTGAGCTGAAGAAGGTATTTGACGAATATGGCCTTGGGAACCACCCTGAATTTGTGAGGGTATTCGCAAGGATGTCTAAACACATGAAGGAAGATACTCTTGAAGTGCCGGGCGACAAGGGCGGCCCCAAGCCTCCCGCAGACTTTGAATCGCTGGCAAAGAGCATCTACTCACAATAACTCATAACTGAAAGGAGTAACGACTATGGCAGTATTTGGAACTGGGTTTTATCCCACCTTATTGAACGTAGCAAAATCAATGGACCCGTCCGGCAAAACGGCCTCCATTGTTGAGCTTTTGCAACAGACCAACGCGCCCCTTCTCGACATACCCTGGGGCGAAGGGAACCTCCCCACTGGGGAACAGACGACCGTCCGGACCGGGATCCCGACCCCGACGTGGCGTAAATGGTATCAGGGCGTTCCGTCCAGCAAGTCGGAATACGCTCAGATTACCGACGTTTGTGGTAACTTGGAAGCACGGGCAGAGATCGACAAGGACGCCGCTGACTTCAACGGCAACACCGATTCCTTCCGTATGATCGAAGCCCTGGGCCAGATCGAGGGCATGAACCAGGCCATGATGACCGCCCTCATGTACGGCGATGTAACCCTTCATCCGGAGCAGTATAACGGATTGAGTCCCCGCTATTCAGCCATTGCAGGCGCGGGGAACTCGCAGAATGTTATCGACGCCGGCGGAACCGGATCGGACAACACGTCCATCTGGCTCATCTGCTGGGGCCGTCAGTCAGTCTTTGGAATTTTCCCCAAGGGCAGCAAGGCGGGTCTCAGCCATCAGAACCTCGGAGAGGTTGACATTCAGGATGCGAATGGCGACAAGTTCCGGGGCTATGCGGATATCTGGAAGTGGAAGGCCGGTCTGGTCGTGAAGGACTGGAGATACATCGTCAGGATCTGCAACATCGACGTTTCCAACCTGGTTACGGAATCCAGCGCGGCAGACATCATTAAATTGATGATCAAGGCCATGTATCGTGTACCTGCCATCGGTATCTCCCAGGGCGGAATCACAAACGTCGCGGCAAACGGTGCGGCTCCTATTCTCATGGCGACCAACCCGGTGTTCTACTGCAACCGGACAATCTCAGAGATGCTGCACATCCAGGCGCTGAGCAAGGCCATCTACACCCTCGAAGGCGGAAACGATGTCTTCGGCCGGCCCATCACGCGATGCCTGGGCGTCCCGATCAGGACCTGCGATCAGATCCTGTTGACGGAATCCGAAATAACCTAACGGGCGATGTAGCCCATAACACATAAGCTGAAAGGAGAAAATCAAATGATATTAGATATGTTAACCTCATTTTGCTACGCGAAAGCATTCACCGCAACCGGGTATTCAACCGATTCCGTAGCCAACGCAGGCCTCGGAGACAAGGGGTATGTTGACCTTGGCGCCACGGATGCCTTTGCGTTGAGCTCAAATACCGGCACGGAGTACCTCGGTGTAGGCGTCCCACTCTTGGTCGAGGCGGTTGTTACGACCTTGATGAACGATGCGAATACTCCCAGAACCGGAACCTGCCTCGTCACCATCGAAATGGCAGACGACACGCTGTTCACCTCGAACCTGACGACCCTGCTGACCCTGGGGACGTTCCCGGCTGGGTCGAAAGCGGGAGTGCGGTTCCAGGCATACATGCCGTTCGGAACGGCCTACCGGCGTTACCTGAGGGCGAAGTTCACCATGGCAGTTGCCAGCCTGACTGCAGGGAAGTTCTCCTGCTACATGGCTAAAGACCTGGCGAACACGACCAATTATCCAAGCCGGATCACCGTAGACTAAGTTCTTTCCTTCCTTGATAGAGGGCCGGAGAATGGAGAACTCCGGTCCTTTGATGAACGAAGGAGGTCGCATGGCAAATACAGACCCAAGAAGCATGCAGTTCTCAAGGATTAGGAACATCCAGATCCAGGACGATAATGGGAATTGGATACCTGCAACAGATACCGTCCGGGTATCTCCGATGTCAGAGATAGACACCACGTTTGTTTATAACCTGGATGGGACTGTCCAGCAGATTATCCAGGAGGGATTGGGGCAGACCAAGACGTTAGTCTTTACGTATAGCAACGGCGCACTGAGCAGCATTGCTTGTGTGATAACTCAAAATTAAAAGTAAAGGAGATCGATTATGGCAGACGGATTGTTTTACAATGATTTACGGGAGCCTTTCTGTATTGCAGACCTTGCGGCGATTTCGCCGCTCTCGACGGCAGTGGCAATGTACACACCCTCGGCTTTTCCAGTTCTTGGTGGTCAGTACTTCGCCCGTCCTGGCAAGGCGATCAAGATTCAGATGTTTTTCAGAATGACATCTGCCGCCACGCCGGGCAACGTGAGTTGGGTGGTGTATTACGGTACAGGAGCATCGGCAAACGGTGTCCTGTTGGCTTCCTCGCTTGCGAAAGCATGGACGGCGAGTCAGGCGAACATGTCCTGCTATCTGGAAACGATAGTTACCTGCAGGACGACTGGCTCGGTAGGTACGCTGTTCTGTACAGGCTTCGTGCTTCCGAACGTGGCTGCGGTAGTCTCGACGCTTCAACCAGTGCTGATCCCTGATAGCGCTCCGGTTGTATCCGCCGCGTGCGATCTAACAGCGGCTTTGATTATCAGCGTGCAGATGATCCGGTCCGGCTCGACGGCTGAGACGGCACAGATTCACCAGATGCAGGTTACCGCGCTGGATTAAGCCCATGCGGAACAATCAACAGCCATTTATCCCTATCCTGGGGAATAGGTTTTCCACGGCTACGGGCGGAGACCAGGAGTTCTATGGTGGCAAGCCGCCGTTCATGGCGGCCATGCTCCCTCAAGCCTGGGACACCGGCCCTTCGCCTTATGGGAGAACGGATTCGGATATCAAGGGTATCGGGATGCCCCAGCCTCTTATCTTCAACCTCAATGGGTTGGCGATACTGGGCAAAGGACTTTTCCATCCTGCCGTGGCGAGGCTTCCGGCTTCGGGGGATACGCTGTACGGAATCACGGGCACAGATGAAAAAGACCCGCCGATGCTCAGGCCGACGATCTTTGCCCTCAATGGATTAAAGGTCTCGATGGGAGGACTATTCCATCCGGTGATCCCTGTCCCTCCTCAAGTGCCTGGGCCATCCTACGCGATTCAGGGAATTACAAGGGATGCAGAAGGCAATCCAATCGCTGAGTTTACGGTCTTTCTCTTTAATGTAACCTCTGGCACTCCCGTCCTTGAACAGACAGCCACATCCGACGGGTCGGGTCTTTATTCATTCACTGTTATTCAGGGGCAAACATACTGGGTGGTTGAGTATAAATCCGGTACACCGGACATGACTGGCGCGACGGCGGACAATTTAACCGGAGGAATCAATGCAGATATTTTTGCATACGATCCAGAAACGCCACCCGACATCACCCCCGTCGGTTCACTCTTGACAAATATATCGTCCGGAAGCCAAGAGATTCTTATAAGCGCAAACCTGGCGATTTCTGTCTAAGGAGAATACAATGGACATCAACACCTTAATGCAGTTACTTGATAACAAGAGCGTCGCACTTGAGGCGAAGATGCAAGGCTCAATCGACAAAGGGATGATTGACCTCTATGAGGTATTCAGCAAGGAATGGTCGGAAACGCAGATATCCCTTTACCATCTTAAAAAGGCGGTTGAGGACATCCACTACTACACCAATGACGCTGTCCGGGCGACGATGATCAAGTATATGCTTGAGGAAGTCCCCGACCTGGCCCTGTATTTCAAGACAGAAAGCATCAACAAGGTCCTGACGGATTCCATCGGCAGAGCCTTTGATCGTATTGCCGAAGAGTATTTTAACAACAAGGTCGTCAACGTTATTGACAAGCAAGAGTGAGGATCATGCAGAACGTCCTGATCATAGTAGGAACGGCTCCATGCTGCAAAGACGACTTGAGGGAGTTCATCCACCTTTACGACAAGGGGTGTGATTTCATGGCCGTGGGGAAGGACGCCGCGAAGCTCCCTATCTTTTGGGCCTATGTAGCCACGGGCCACGCCGAAGACATCCCGGACATCCAGAAGGTCACAGCAGGCAATATCATTCATTACGAGCAGGCCCCAGGAGTTGACATCGTTCAGGCATGGGACATCACGCCGCCTACCGGGTCATCGGCTCACCTTGGGGCATTGGCGGCCCTCACCTTGGGGTATAAGAAGATCGTCCTGTGCGGCTGTCCTCTCCATGGACCCAACCCCGGCCATCCCGGAGCGGACTACAAGATGTTTCAAGACCGATGGATTCAGACGAAAGAGGCGTTTCTGCCTTATGTCAGGAGCATGTCGGGATTCACAAAGGGGCTTCTCGGCGCTCCGGAAAAGGATTGGCTATGATCACACCTTCTCAAACATCCCTTGATCTGGTCCGGGAGATCGGCAAGGCAGTTCATTCCCCCCACCAGCATCATCATATTTTGTATGACATTGCAAAGACCTATCCCGACGACTATCAACTGAATTATGTTGAGATCGGCTGTCTTGAGGGAGCCTCGGCCTGCTTGATGCTGCAGCGGCCCCTGACCCACGTGATCACCATCGACGCTGGCCTGCCCTTCTCAATGGATAAAGCTATGAAGAACATGGAAACCTGCAACCGGCACAATAACCGGATGAACTATGTCCTGGGGAACTCGCACGACTTAGGGACAAAGCGGATGCTTGAGTATATCGTTGATAAGATTGACATCCTGTTTATTGACGGGGGGCATGAATATAGCGACGTTATCGACGACTTCGTGCTGTATCAAGGCCTGGTCGTGAAGGGCGGGTATATCGTCTTTGACGACTTCAACTGCTATCTGACACCCGGTATCAGAGGGGCTGTTGCTTCTCTCAACCTTAAAAACTTTGAGATCATCGGCACACTGGAAAATACCCTCGGAGCCGAAGCCTGGTTTATGAAGGGAACCGACGGCAACTGTTTCATCATAAGGAAATCATGAACACTTACACCTCCACAGGCCGGAAGATATTGAGGCACCTTGACGCGCTGAAAGGCTTCCAGGATACGGGAATGATCAGGCCGATATCTTTACAGATTGCCCCGACGAGCCGATGTAATCTTAACTGTTCATTCTGCTCCAATGCTAACCGGGACAAGCATGAGGACTTGAACCTGTCCGAGATCATGGGCTTTATGAAACAGTCCGGTGCAAAGACGGTTGAATGGACAGGTGGAGGAGACCCGACGCAATACGAGAACATGAACCGGGCAATCCTTTTCGCCGCCCATCTCAAACTCAAGCAAGGCATGATCACGAATGGCATCGACCTTGTGAAGAACATCAACCATCATATTGAGTATCTGGACTGGATCCGGATATCCCTCAATGCGCTTGAGTATGTGGATGACATCGACATCCCGAAATTCAGCGGTGTTCTTGGATTCAGCTACGTCATGAACAAGAATACGACCGTGGCCATCCTTGAGAAAGTCCGACAATTTGTGAAGAAACATCCTCCAAAATATGTACGGGTGGTTCCTGATTGTCAGACGACTTCAGAGGAACTTCAGGAGCGCAACAAGTGCCTGTCCTTCATGGTCGAATCCTGGGGCAGTCCCTATTTCTACCAGGCAAAGACTTTTACCCAGCCGAAGCGGTGCTGGTGGGGGCATTTCAAGCCCTTCCTTCTGCATGATGGCTTTGTCTATCCATGCAGCTCGGTCGTCCTTAACGATACCGCAGGCCGATCATTTCATGAGAAGTTCCGCTGGATGGAAATGTGTGAGTTCATCAAGACGCGAAACCTTTCCGCAGAACCATTCGACTGCAAGGATTGTACGAGCTGCGTTTTCGGAGAGCAGAACGCCTTGATCGAGGCCGTGATTGATCCAAGTATGGAGAATTTCATTTGAACTACGACTTTGACTATTTCGAGAGAGGGGTTGAGACCGGCAAGAGCAATTACCAGAACTATCGCTGGATACCGGAACTTACCTTTCCGATGGCCATGGCAATGATCGACCTTATGAACATAAAACAGAACGAACCGATCATCGACTACGGATGCGCGAAGGGCTATCTTGTTAAGGCCCTGAGGATGCTTCATAGGGAAGCCTGGGGAGCGGACATCAGCGACTACGCCCTGTTTCAGTCTGACCCGGAGATCAAGACCTATCTCATGAAGTCCGAGGCCATGACGGATTTCTGGAAGAACGGGAGGGGCCACTTTAAGCATGGGATCTGCAAGGATGTCCTTGAGCATATCGAGTTTCAGGAACTGAGGGCATTATTGAAAACCATGGATGTTGAACAGCTTCTGACCATCGTTCCTCTTGGTAAAGAAGGAAAGTATCACGCGCCGGTGAACGACAGGGACATCACGCATGTCATCTGTGAAGGAAAGTCATGGTGGCTGAGCCTCTTCGAGCATTGCGGCTGGGTCTGCGACTACGAATCGAACCAGGTTAAAGGCATCAAGGATCACTTTGGGGACATCCCGAATGCCCATCTCTTTATGATTCACCGGAGGAAAGGATGAGAAGGAAGCCCTGGACACATGGGAGAATTCATTGCCATCCGAGCAGGCGGTGCTTTTCGGTCTGGCTACAGGATACGTTGTGTGATTTATGCGAGAGAATCTGGAAGAGGGTGACTTGATGAAGCTGGCTGTCTCCATAACGACCTACCAGAGGAAAGACGGCAAGTCTCCGTTCTATCTCAAGAGGGCTTTGGATTCCGTCTATGCTCAAAGTCATAAAGATTTTCAGGTCTTTGTTGTCGGTGATCATTACGAGGACACGGCGGAGTTTTACGACATTCTCAGAGGGTATAACTTTATGAAGCTGTTCTATGCAAACCTCAAGATGTCCGTTGAGCGCGAGAGATACGCCGACGACAAGGTATGCTACTGGAACAGCGCCGGGATCAATGCCTCGAACCATGCTTCCAATATGGCTATGATGGCCGGGTTTGATTATATCTGCCATCTGGATCATGACGATTGGTGGGCACCGAACCATCTGAAGGTGATCAGCGACGCCCTGGATCAGACACAAGCCGCGTTTGTCTGCACGAAGGCAACATGGGGCGAAGCATTCCTTCCTCAGCACGACCTGACGGATCATCTGATCCCATGGCTGCCCTTCCATGCGGGGTGCATCAATTCATCGACCTGTTACAATCATCGAACAGTTCCTTTGAGATACCGGGATTCCTGCGAGGCGAGAGGATTCCCTTATCCGGCTGACGCCGATCTTTGGGATCGCATAAGATTGTATATTACGTGGAAGGGGCTGACGAGCTACTTCATAAACGAATTAACGTGCTACCACGACGAGGAGGGGTATCTTCTCAGATGAACGACGAGATGATCACAGGCATCATGGTTACCTGGAATACCCTTAAACTGGTAGAGCGGGCGTTCACGTCTGTCCGTAAGTTCCATCCGCATATGCCGATCTTTATTATTGACGGGTCCGATAAGAGAGACCCCTGCTATAAATACGTTGAGACGCTGGCCAACGACGATACCTTAATTCATCACGCCGGATACAACATCGGCCATGGAAGGGGAATGGCGCTCGGTCTGAGTGCACTATTTACGCCCTTCGCCCTTATGATCGATTCAGACATTGAGATGCTGAAATCTCCCGTTGAGGAGATGATGGCCATGGTCGAGGACGATACCCTGGCGGTAGGCTGGACCGAGACGACCGACCTGGAAGGCTTTGAGTGGGGTTCGAGGCAGGGGAAGCCCGGCCCCATGAAATACATGCACCCGTACTTCATGCTCCTTCAGGTGAAGGAATACCGGAAATATCTCCCCGTGATCCATCATGGAGCGCCTTTCTGCAACACCATGCGATCAGTTCATGACCGGGGCATGTCAGACAAGGCGCTGAAAGAGTTCCCCGGCCTGGGCCATACGTCCGGAAAGGGCTGGGTCTGGGAGGGCAAACCGTCTGAATATGTCCGGCACGACATCGATGGATACGGCGGGACCGGGCGAGAAAGAGCGAAAAGAGGATTACCGCACATAGAAGGTGAATGGGATCAATGTCAAGCATCTGCATAATCACACTGACGGGCGATAGACCCTTGGCGCTCAGTCTCTGTGACAAATGGGTGTCTCAGCAGACCAGGAAGCCTGATCAGCGCATCGTTGTGGATGATGGAAAGATCCCGATGGTCCCCACGCCGATCATCGACTACATCCGTCGAGAACCGAAGCCCCACGATCCCGCGCACACCCTTAACATCAATATGCTCGAAGCGCTCAAGCACGTGAAGTGCGACAATGTTGTGATCTTTGAGGATGACGACTACTACGCGCCGACCTATCTTGAGGAAATGGAAAGACAGCTCGTCAACGGAGATGTCGTCGGGATCGGTCATGCAAAGTATTATCATCTACCATCCGGGGGCTACTCCCAGCAGGACAACATGGGCCATGCCAGCCTCGCGCAAACAGCCTTCAAAGCCTCAATGATTCCGTTTGTGGAGTCCTGTGCGAAGCAGAACGACGGCCATTATCTTGATGTCAGGCTGTGGCTTGGAAGCGGAGGATCGATCACAGGCGGCGAGATCCCGCCAAGTGGCCATCGCGTCGGGAAGAACGGATGGATATTCAAAGACAATAATCAGTATGTCGGGATCAAGGGACTCCCGGGAAGGCCGGGGATCGGGACTGGGCATGAAAAGAACACCTACGGCAATAAAGACACGAACCACATCATGCTTAAAAAGTGGATTCCGAAAGATTATCAGGTCTATCTGGATGTCCTGAAGACCGTCCCGGCACAAGAGTTAAATCACAGGAGGGTAGAAATGGGCTGGTATATTGCGTCAAAGAGAGGGTTGGCTGGCAAGGTGCTGGTTGAACCCGGAGAGAAGTTCTACTGGGAAGGCCCAAAGGGTAGCTGGATGGACCCGGTTGATGGCGGGCCAGTTGTAGCAGTCGCGGCAAAACAGCCTCCTCCCCAGACCGACATTTATGCGGCGGCGAGGGAACTCTCAAAGAAACATCCGAGCGTTCTGGATCATAAGCATATTCCGCAGTCAGCAGGGGCGCAGCAGCCGACGGCAGAACCGATTGCCGCAGAACCCGCAAAGGGTAAAAGGGCATGGGGTAGAAAATGAATACCGCAACACAAGTCCGAATCTATAACATGGCTTTGAGTGCCATCGGCGTATCGAAGCAGGTCGCCTCCGTGGGCGAGGGCAGCCTTCAATCGCTGACCCTCAATAACTTCTGGGAAATCGCAAGGGACCAATGCCTTGAGGACTTCCCCTGGGGATTCGCCAATCGGTTTGTCGCGCTTCAACTTGCGACGATCACTACTCCCCAATGGCTGTTCACTTATGTCTACCCCACGGATTGCGTCCAGGCCCGGCTGGTGATCCCCACCGAGCCGTCAACGGGAACCGTCGTGCCGGGATACCTTTCAGCACCGACTTACAACTTCTGGGACATGATGCACAGCAGACACAGGATACCTTTTTCCATTGTCGAGAATGAAGCCAACGGAGGGCTGGGGATTGCTACGAACCTGCCCGATGCTACATTGGCCTACACCGCTCGGATCACAACCATTGCGCTGTGGAGTTCCGCTTTCGTTAACGCCTTGGCCTTGATGCTGGGGTCGTATGTCATTGCACCATTATCAGCGAATCCGAAATACGCGGCGACCATCGGACAGGCTTACAAAGAAGCCCTTCTGAAAGCTGGGGCGATGACCTTGAATGAAGGTCCGGAGAAACCCTTACCTGAGAGTGACTTTACAAGGATTATGAGATAATGACCGGACTTACACAAGAAGCTTTTACAAGTGGGGAACTCAGCCCGAAGCTTTACGGTCGAGTTGGCTTTGATCTTTATTACAAAGCCCTGAAGACGTGCCGGAATATGATCGTCTCTAAATACGGCGGTGTGGATAACCGCCCGGGGACGCAGTTCATCGCGCCCATTCCTGACTCCGCACACCGGGCCAGACTGATACCGTTTCAGTTCAATAACGAGCAGCAGTATGTCTTCGTGGTAGGGAACCAGACCCTTTCGATTATCAGAAACGGAGTGGTCCTGGCAAACACCAGCGCGTATGCTGTCACGGGAGTTACCGCAGGAAGCCCCGGAGTGAATCTCAGACTTACCATTGCCTCTCATCCTTTCACCGACAATGAGCAGATCGTCGTCACCGGAGTAGCCGCGGGGGTGAATGGCCAGTGGGCGGCTTCTTATGTTGATGCGAACACCATCGGTCTGATTGGGTGCGAACTGGAAGTATTCCTCTGGACCGGAGCGGGCGGCGTTCAGGCTTTCGTCCCGATCACCATGAACTATGTCAACGGGATTGCCGACCCCACGGGGTTTGTCCTGACCAACGCAGCAGGGACAGCAGAGGCCGTGGTTCTGTCTGCCACTCTTATATCCGGGTCTTACGACGCAGGGACGGCGGCGGGTGTTATAACGCTGTCCTCATGGAACTCCATTAACTTTGAAACCGGGGCCTGGACGCACATCTATACCAAGACACCGCGATCCCGGACGATGACAAAGACGCAAGCAGGGTGGGCCTACCAGCCCGTCGGTCCCCTTCCGATCACATCACCGCAGTCCTTGACGGGGTGGGGCTTTACTATTCCAGCGGGGTCAACGATCACCCAAATAGAGGTCGATTATTCAGGCTTTTCCACGGCAGCGCCGGGAGCCGGGACTTTCAGCAATTTCTATTCTCAAGGAATCCAGGGCGGTGCGCTTCAGTCAAAATACATCTTGAATCCGGTTATCCCGGCAGCTCTGGCCGGATACGGGTCTGATTTAGGCCTGACCTATACCGTTGCCAATGTGAACTCTTCCGATTTCGGTGTCCTCTTTAATATCGACTATACAGATACGGGCAGTGTGGGAGCTCCCGGATACTGGACCATGGCGGTTTCAATCACCGTCTCTTACGATCTTCCTCTTGGAATTGCAGAAGCAACCTCACAACCAGCGGGCGGAGTCCCGGTCGCCATTGCTCCGCCCTGGAAGTCCTCCGATCTTCCTCTTTTGAAATATACGCAGTCCGCCGATGTTATGACGGTCTGCCATCCGAACTATTACCCGCAGCAGATTTCGAGACTGGCGGAAACGAATTGGAGTATTGCGGATTTCGCAAACGTGAACGGTCCTTTCATGGACCTCAATCCTGATGATACGATCACGGTTGAATCCAGCGGCACAACGGGGAGTGTCACGATCACATCGAACAAGAATATCTTCAACGCCGGGATGGTTGGGGACCTCTTCTTTCTTAAAGAGAACCTGGCGGCGGGCTTCGGGATAGTCCAGATCACCGTCTATGGAACCGCAAAGACTGTCACGGCAACGGTACTGACGACCATTCCCGCCGGACTGACGACCACGCCCTCTACTCGATGGGCGAAAGCAGCCTGGTCTATTGAGCAGGGATATCCCGGTACTGTGGAGTACTTCCAGGACCGTCAGTGGTTTGCCGGGTCCAATGGTCAGCCATCTACCCTTTGGGGGAGCCGGACCAGCCTTTATCTGGACTTCGGTCAGGCCGATCCCATCGTTGACGACGATGCGATTGTCTATAAGGTCTTATCAAATCAGGTCAATACCGTGAAGCATATGTTTGAATTGACTTACTTCTTGGTTATGACTACGGGCGGGACCTGGATGGTGCAGGGGTCAGGGACAAATTCCAACGTCATCACGCCGACAAGCATCAACCTTCAATTTCAGGTGTCCTATCCTGTCGGAGAGGTCAGACCCAATCGGGTAAATAATTACGGTTTGTTTGTCACGCAGAAGGGAAGCCAGGTCCGCACAGTGGGGTACTCCTTCGCCGAGAACGCCTTTGTCGGACAGGACACAACCACGATGAGCAATCACCTTGTCCAGTTCAATTCGATTGTCGAGTGGGCCTATCAGGAAAATCCATACTGCTGCTCATGGGCGGTCCGTGACGACGGGGCGTTACTGGGGGAGACTTTCTTCCCGGAACAGCAGATCACCGGCTGGCACAGGCACGATACCCTGGGCCTGTTTGAAAGCGTGTGTTGTGTGACCGAGAATAACGAGGATGTGGTTTATTTCATCGTGAAGAGAACCTTGCAGGGACAGACGGTCAGGTGCATTGAAAGAATGGCCCAGCGGGATTTTGTTGACGCCGTTGATGCTTACTTTGTGGACTGCGGGATCACCTATGACGGCCGGCCGACAAATACCCCGGCGACACACTTCACAGGGGCCGGACACTTGGCCGGAGAGACCGTATCCTGCCTGGCGGATGGGATTGTCATTCCCCAATTCGTCATGCCTGACAATGGAGCTTTCGACCTCGCTAATCCTGCCCTGGTGGTCCATGTGGGCCTGCCCTATCTGTCTGATTTTGAGACCCTGGACATTGCTTCTAAGCAGGCGGAGATCAGAGATAAACAGAAGATCGTAACCGGACTTTCAATGATTGTTGATAAGTCAGCGGGCTTCCTGGTGGGGCCGGATGTCGACAACCTCGTGCCTTATGTGAATCAGGAGATCGACTATACCGGACAGCCGGATGACCTGATCTCTGACTTGATCGATCCGAACATTATAGCGAGCTGGGAGAAGAGCGAGAGAATCTTTGTGAGACAGGCAAATCCGTTGCCATTGTCGATACTTGCGGTTATTCCCCAGATCGAGGTGGGCGAATGGTAGTCAAGATTATCCCTGCAAAAACTGATCACATAAAGCATATAGCAGAACACATTAGAGATTGCGATAAACAGGAGCTTTATGACTACTGTCTTCTTGATCCGGAGGAAGCCCTGAAACAGTCCCTGATCTATTCAAAAGTGGCCTGCACGGGGACCGTCGATAGCGTCCCGGTCTGCATGTTCGGGGTGGGACCAGCCTTGTCGGAAGTGGGCAGAATCTGGCTGATCGGAACGTCGGACCTCAATAAGTATGCAAAAGTTTTCCTGAGAAGGAATGAGGTCTTTTTCAAGATGTTCCTTTATCACTATTCAAGGGTTGAGAATTACGTTGAGGAAAGCAACGCGCGCGCGATTGCATGGCTTCAATGGCTGGGCTTTCAATTCAGCGAACCGGAGCCTGCTGGACCATTCGGAAAGCAGTTCATTTATTTTTCATTGAGCAGGAGACAGTATGCCATACATTAGCACTCCTTCGGGCAAGATATTTATAGGGGAAGACAAGCCGGAGAAGCCCGTTCTTCTTCCTCCCATTATTAAAGGAAAGGTTGACTTGTCAAAGAAGAAGGCCCTGGTCTATGGGTACGGGATATTTGATGTGTTTCTTGCTCAGACGCTGGCCCAGGATTACGGAGAAGTCTTTCTCTTTACGCCTTGGATGGGACCATGGCCTACTCCTGATTATCAATACATCGGTGAGGGAGTTCCTGGAATAACAAAAGCGCGGTCCTATGAGGATGCAAAGGCCATCGTCAAGGAAAACAAGGGGACGTTCTATTTCTTTGATGTCGGCGATGCCGATAAGCAATGGGAACTGAGGCAAGAGGGGTGCAATGTCTTTGGAGCAGGTGGACGACCCGGGCCGGAGAAGAACGCGAAAGGTGAAAACGTATTCCCATCTCAAGAGATGGAAATGGATAGGTCTTACTTCAAGGAAAAGCTGAAAGAACTCGGCCTGCCCTTTGCGCCATATCAGATTGTTTACGGGGTGGATAACCTTACCCCAAGGCTTAGAAAAGAACTTGATTTATGGGTGAAGCTGGACACAAACATCCGGGGAATCAAGGAGACCTTCCATCATATCGATTGGAAAAGCTCCGTCCAGGAATTAGACGAGCTGGCTCACAAGCTGGGCTTTTACCGCGATATATGTGAATTCATGCTCGAGGACCCCGTCGAAAATGACGGAGTGGAAATCGGCGACGACTCCATGCGAAGCCATGGTGAATCCCTCGAATATTCTCTTTATGGGATAGAAGTCAAAGGAGACGGTTACGCCTGCAAGCCAATCCAAACTGACAAACTCCCGGCTCCCATACAGACTGTAAACAAAGCCATGCTGCCTTTTGAACGAGAGTGTGATGTCAACGGTGCAATTTCATCAGAAGTCAGATGGGGCAAGTTATTGAAGCCCTTTTATATCGACGCTTGCAGGAGAATGGGCAATCCTCCCGCGGCCTGTATTTCTGAAATTTACAAGAACTTTTCTCGGATCTGTGACGGTATCGCAAGAGGTGTTAAAGAAAAGCAGGAATTCCGCGCCAAGTATGCCGCCGAGTTGAGTGTTGAAGCCGCCAACGCAGACGCGGAATCAATCCCGATGGATATTGATGAAAAGAACTGGCACTCCATAAAGATCAGGAGAGCCTGTAAAATTGGAGATCAGTATTATAACATCCCATTCCGTGATAAGGTCAGCACGGTTGTCAAGGCCGTAGGATTAGGTGACACGCTGGAAGAGGCTCAGGGCCGGTGCATGGAAGCCGCCGAGAACTTCAAGTGTAAAGGAAAGACCTTCAATAAAGACACATTCAATGAGCTGAATGAAATCATAGAGAAGTGCGCGAAACTGGGGATCGAAAAATTATGATGGAATTACCGACACTGGTTGAGAATAAAGAAATAGTCCATGTGGTCCCGGCAGGAGTTGATCCTCTGTATTTAAGGGAGCTAATTCATAATTTCCGAAATAGCGTGATCGCGCTTCAAACGGAACTTCTGAAATTCCCGCAGGTTGAGTGCAATGTTAAACACCATTTTATTAAGGGTGCTTATTGCCGGGAGATTTTCATTCCGGCCGGGACGCTGATAATAGGGAAGATTCACAAGGATGAATGCCTGGTGATCGTGTCTAAGGGACGGGCGCTGGTAGCGAGTGAATTTGCACAAAGGGAAATTATCGCTCCCTGTTCTTTCGTGGCTCCGGCGCTAACCAAGCAAATCGGCTATCACAGCGAAGATACCATCTGGACGACGGTCCATGTAACAGATGAAACAGACATAGCAAAGCTGGAAGCAGAGCTTGCTTACCCGGACTATCCGGAGGAGGTTGATGCATGTCATTAGCTTTTGTGGCTGCTGGGATGGCAGCAATTGGCGCGGCGGTTTCAGCAGCTTCAGCAATCTCGCAGGGGCAATCCGCAAAAAGCACGGCTGATTATAATGCAGCAGCGCAACAGGCCACGGCCAAAAGTATTCAGGACAAAGGGGCTGCGGATGCCGCTGACCAGAGGCTGAAAACTCAAAGGCTTGTCGGCACTCAGATTGCCAACGCCGGAGCCGGGGGGATCGACCCGAACACCGGATCACCCCTTACAGTTGAAGGCCAGACGAAGGAATGGGGAGAGCTTGACGCCTTGAGGATCATCAACAATGCCCAGAGGTCAGCATGGGGCTATACCACAGGTGCGGCAC